CTTCCGATTCGTGAAGCACCCGGCGAAGTGTTGCCTTCTCCTTAATGTCAGACTCGATATACACTGAGCCATCATCATACATAAGGATCACAATTTGTCCTGTCTTTTTCGGCTGAGGTTTATCCATGTAAAGACTCTCCCATTATATTGCTCTTACCGTAAACTCGAAATGGCATCTACACTTTACCCTTGTTGGAAGTCCGTCCTTCTTTACCCATGTCACCCTGCGACACTCTGAACAGATAACGGGAAAATAGTCCTTCACGTAGTGATGATACATCGTGTCCATTGAAGGATGAATGTCGGTATAGACCTCAGTAAATTCATTTGAAGCATTAGGAGTCATCCAATCCTCCAGATGATACGCCACGCAATACCAAGCCGGGTATGTAGTGGCATCTTAAGGATCTGCTTGAACACCTCAACCATGAAAGTAGTGCGCTGTGCGCCCACGACTTGACGGGCTTTCTTGCGTAGGAGTTTTGACGTTCGACCGTTCATCCTCACACCGTGGGCCTTGTTGTTATACCATTTGCACTTGGCTGATCTTCTGATTTGATTTCATAAAATGCGAATGGTAATTGCGCTGTATGTGTCTTCCACCCAGATTCACCATGTGGAACCGCCCTTCCTGTCAAAATATCTGAACATTCCCAATGTCCATTGATTCCGGAATTAAGTGGGTAAGCTAATCCCGCACCACAAAGACAACGAGAAGTGGAGGCATATCTAAGGTGCTTATCTTTCAGTTTCCCTATTTCAGGGAATGTCTTATCCATCCACCATTGGTTAAGATCATAAAGAATGTGCTTAAACTTTATTGGCGATTGTAAGTATTCCACGATTACCTCCGTTTAGTTACACCTCAAACATTACGTGTCCACCGCTTTTCCCGAACAGTGCTGTCATCGCCCATACAAGCGCATCCATACGGTTCGGGCTTTTATCCCCAGGCTCCCACAAACACATTTCATCTTCGAGCTTTCCGAAGTTCCCCACATGATGAACTCTGTGCTGTTGGTAGATGGCTGAGATAGGTTCGGCCCGTGTTGCCTTGCCGCGTGACGCACTGACAAGCTCAACCGGAACACTATCGTCAACCTGTTTCAGCACGCTGCGAACCATCTCCCCGCCGTTGTTCTTTTCCGCTATGATTCTATTCGCCTTGTTGACTGAGAAGGCTGAGACGGAATTTCGCGCCCATGCCTCCGGGCTTCCCTGTATCGTATAATCACCATACACAAAGCCTTCATTCCCCTTTTTCCCTGCAACAATGATTCCCGCTTCATCACCTTCACTTGTGGCTGACGGGTCAACACCAATCACCACAACGTCAAGATCACTAGGCAACACTGATATACGGTCATCCTCAATCTGTTGCCGTTGCCATAACGCACCCGGGGCCGAATCAACGTCCTCAGCCATGATCTCCTGACGTATTGCAAGCTCGGTCATGTCCTTATTGATCTCAGCCAATGCGTCTTTGGAAATGTATGGATTGTCATGCGAAGTGAAATGGAACGCTTCCCATCGGCCTGAAGTGTCCTTCTGAGCCTTGGCATATAGTTTGGCGGCGTGTCGTGGGTCATCGGCCTTGGAAGCGGATCGGGAATGTAAAGAAGGTGGGGTGTAGATGAAGACAGCATTTCCGTTGTTGTCTAAAAGCATCGGTGCTCCAACAATCGACCAGGTGTCTTCATTCATAAGTTGGAATTCGTCAAGGATGAGTCTATCGGCATAGTCCCCCCGAAGGGAATCGGCATCCCAAGCCGTTTTGCATCTGATACGTTGCTCTGACCTTTGAAGTTCAATGATGTGTGAGGTTTCATTCTTCTTGAACACCCCTGCATTAATCGGTTCGACTAGTGCCCCGGTGACCTCAGCCCAAAACTTCTCAATCTGATCGCTCGTTGGTGTGGCGTAAAGAACTCGATGGCCCGCTAAGAATTCCTCAACCGCGTATATCGCAATTCCCGTTGTCTTCCCACCACGACGCCCGGCCCGGATGACCTTACGTTTCGCCTTCGACCGTATGAAAAGTGCTTGCTTTTCATGCGGCTGGCGAAGGTGAATCGTCAGGCCCGGATTTTGGTTTGTCATACACTACAGTCAGTTGAATTGGTACGGTCGTTCCAAGCCCAAGGTCAGTAATGTCACGCCATCCAGCCACGTTCTTCAACGCGAAGATAGCCATTGAGGTATTGAAGTTCTTACTAATCCCCATCTTTGCCAACTTGTTCTCTTGCCACTGTTTCGCAATCTCAAACACTTTCGCAAACTCAGCGTTCTCTTCAGCGAATTCAACCATGCGGTGACGATTGAACCCATTATCAAAGGCAAAGTCACCTAACCACCAATTTTCCTTTACCGCCATCCACTCAGTCAACTTTACCGCTAGTGGAGCAATAAACTCGGGCGTGAACTTCCAAGGGCTTGACCGCTTTTTAGGTGGCTCTTTCTCAATCGTATTCTCTTCTTTTCGCACTAAATCAGCCATTTCGATTACCTCATTGCCCTCATACTATGTTCACCGCCTTCTCTCCACCGGTGTTGTCGATGATCTCGAACTTATCCTTAACCGTTCCATCGTTTGCATGAAGCCACTTCTTCACGGCCTCGACTACGTCCCCCTTACAGTTATCGTCAAGCCTGACTTGCTCATCTAAGAAATCGCTTATCGTTTGCTCCATACCGTTTGTCTCCTACCCTGAATATACCACGCTACGAACTGCCTATCAAGCGGAAAATTAAACGTTGTCGAACTCAGACGGCTCTGCACGGTTTATCATTACCGTTTGATCTATTGCCGAACATGCGGTCCAATAATTCATACCCTCGAAAGCCATGTATCGAATCCACTTCGTGCCCGACACCTTGATTGCGCCGTGTTGACGAATGAAGATAACCGCCTCCTCAAATTCCGACTTGTTCTTCCAGTCCTTCTTTAACGTGTATTGACGGGGGAAAGATTTTGAACCTACCCAGTGATGGAATTGTAAGAGTTTCCCTATCCTATCAAATTCACTGTAACGCATCACGCCTCATAAAAATAAAAAGGCCCGACTCCCTTATTCAGAGAGGACGGGCCGTTGATCATTTCGGAGGGAAATGAGGTAAACAAGAATGTTACCATACCACAAGATAACTTCTTACATGGCGTTTGTCAAGAGGAATATGAAAAAGTTATCATCAGTCTATCGTCTCTGTTTCCATGAATGTTGAATCGGGAATGTTATCTGCGTGTTCAAACATATCCTTTTCTGTTTCCGCGTCGCAATCACTCACAGCCTTTTCAACATTCTTCACAGCTTGCCGATAGTAGGACGGCTTCAGTTCGATGCCAATTCCCTTGCGCCCGTTTAGGCAAGCCCCGTAAACTTCTGAACCAACGCCCATGAACGGAGTCAACACGTTTTCTCCGGGGTTACTCCAAAGAGTTATCACGCGATCAATCACATCAAGCTGTAAGGGGTGAACGTGCTTTTCATCCTCAGAGTCCCGAGCCGCTTTGAATGGCAACACGCGATCGATTCTCACATCATCCCAAAATGCAGAGGCATATTGTCGCCATATCCAATGAGAGTAGCGGTTCTCGATCTGGTTTCCTTTGTGTCCCCGAAATCCGAGAAGTTCCTTTGGAATCTTTCTCTCACCGGCATATTCAAGAAGTCCGTTCGGGTGAGCTATCGGAATTGGGTTCTCTCCCTTGCGACGAAAAACAAGAAGCCAGTCAGCTGAGGCAACACTGCAACGGGAGCTATCATCGACGATAGACTTGTGTGCTAGGTTCTTTGCCATTGTTCGATTGCGAACGCCAAGCGGTTCCTTCCAAACTGCGTAGCGGGCGATATAACGGAATCCTTCTTTTTCGTGGAGGCGTATAATGTCTCCGGGGAAGTCGATCAAATGATCTATTCCGCTATTTCCCGAAGGAACGTCCATGCAGTGAACGGCGGTCATGCGTCCAGGGATTGTCAAGCGAAAGATTTCTTTCACCACAAAAGCGTAATGCTCAAAGAACTGATCGTAGTCCCGACAATTTGAAAGGTCGCGGTCGTTTGATGAATAACAATACAATCCGCCGAACGGAGGGGAATAGACGGAAAGATGAATCTTTTCATCCGGGAACGTTTTCATGGTTTCGATACAATCGCCCTGATATATAGCAAATTTGTCTGTAATGTTTTGCGTTGCTATAGCCATAATGGAACCTCTTCTTTTTGTGTGAAGTTGTTTGTTTGCCGATCAATCTTAGTGGCCTTCGTCATCTCCCGAACCAACGCGGTGAACATCTTGTCCGCTTGGTCGGCTTTCCGTTTCAGATTCTTCATAATCATTTTTTCCCCTTCGGTTGTGATAATATCTACAACTACTTGCCGCTTTTGTCCGAACCTCCAACATCGACGTATTCCCTGGTAGTATTGTTCGTATGAATGAGAGGGGAAAAATGTCACATGAGCACAGTGTTGAAGATTCAATCCCCAGGCCCCTATTTTAGGCTTAGTTACAAGAACCCGTGCCTGTTTGTTTATGAACGCAAGGAACTTTTCCTCTTTTTCATCATCTGAATCTTTTCCACTAATTTGTATAGAATCTGGAATAGACCTTTCGAGCAAATCTCCTTCGTCGTTCATGTGACACCATACAAGGGCTGGCTCTTTTGTCTTATTTACAATCTCAGCGGCTTGGTTACACCTCTGCTTCAATGTGTGTCGCCGTTCCTCCCGTTGTTCAAAAAGACCAACAGCTGGAAGGTTGAAAAGATACCCATCTCGTGGCTCTTTCACTTCTACAAAATGTTCCCGCTCAATTATTGGCGGCAGGATAAATCCATTATCGTCAAATCCCATATCAGAGGGCCTCCGTAGTGCCCGCGCCCATGATGAAACCCAACGCCAAAAAGGAATTTCTGCGTGTCCCTTGAATCTCCATTTAACCGTTGGATCCCCATAGTGCTGAAACCGGCGAGAAGTCATTCCCTTGATTGAGTTTTGATCGTTCTTGAAAAATCTACTCAGCATGTCCATGTGTCCAAGTTCGCCCAACGCCTCAGAAGAGGTTCCAAGCTCAACGTAATCATTTGGCGCGGCGGTCGCAGTAGTTAAAAGCCTGTAGTCTAATTTCTTCATAAAATCCGTTACCGTGTTCCGCGTCTGGCCATCAAAGGATTTCAGGATTGAGGATTCATCACAAACACAACCGGCAAAATCGTCCTGATTAAAAAGGTGTAACCTATCATAATTGGTCACATTTATTCCGTCGAACAACTCTCCACGATGCGAACGATGGGCTTCTATATCAAACTTTTCAGCCTCATGTATTGTTTGAGGGGCAACGGCGAGCGGTGTCAATATCAACACTCTCTTATTTGTTTTCTCAACAACATTCTGCGCCCACACTAATTGCATTGGAGTCTTTCCAAGTCCACAATCGGCAAAGATGGCATCCTTTCCTTTTCGTAAAGCCCAATCAACAAGGGACTTTTGAAATGGGAAAAGAAACTCAGGCATCCAAAGCGGTTCAAAGCCTGAATAGGTATCGGATTGAGACTTGTGTTCTAGGAACTCTTCGTAGTTCATTTTATCCTTTCAGGTTTATCACCATTAAAAACATTCATCGTCTCACCTTTTTCGGTTCCCCACACTTCTCATTGAGGAAATTCACACTCTCAGCCACACGTCGCGCCGTCTCAGCGTCCAATGGGAATGGTTCAAGGCGGGAGGATAGCTTGCCACTCCTCTGCTTATACTTCACCCTGACATTGATCACACGGCCTATGAAGTCCTGAGCCTTCTTCATTGTTGATACCGTTTATCGTCGTTCACTTATCCCTCCTGAGAGGATGGGGGCTTGCGTTCCTTTTTCTCTTTCACATAAATTCCGTTTCGTTCTCGGACATAGAAAATTCCTTGACCGCCCTTCATCGCTTGTGCGTGCGGAAACCATTGCGGATTTTTCAGGA